GCGCATCGCCCTGCGCTTTGGCGTTTTCCAGGGCCTGCTGCGCCGCCGCCACCATCGCCGTACCGTGCTCGCGCACCGCGTCGGTGTTGCGCTCGGCTGTCCTCACGCCGCGCTCCTGGATGGCGCGCAGGTCCTCCAGGGCCGCGGCGGCCTGAGTCGTGGAGCCGGACAGGCGCGACAGCTCGCCAGACAGCCCCAGCGTGGCCGCCTTGGCCTTGAGCACGGCGGAGGCTACTCCGCCATTGGCCGCGATCGCGGCCTCGGCGTAGGCGAGAAATGCGGCCTTCTGGTCAGCCAGCGGCACGCCGAGCCGGACCAGGGCCTCGTAGGCTTCCCGCGCACCATCCGCCGTCTTCTGCAGCGCCGCCTGCGAGGTGATGCCCAGCGCCTCGTAGGCCTCCTTCGCCGTCTGGATGCCGGGGGTGATCTTGGCGGACTGCTCCTTGAGCTTGTCGGTGAGCTGCGCGACCTCCTTCCCCGCCAGCAGGCCCGCCTCTTTCATCGCCCACAAGCGGTCCTCGAGCTCCTCGACAGCCCGCGCTGTGTCGGCGGTGTCGATGGCCTTCCCGACCGCGTCGATCAGCGTCTTCTTCGCCGTGCCGCTGATGTCGTTGAGGCGAAGGAATCGGGTCGCCAGGTTGTCGAGACTCGCGATGGCGTCTTTCGCGCCCTGGCTCATGCCGCCGAACGCCACAGCCGCGTCGATCCCCAGGTCTTTGAGCGACCGCCGCAGGATGGCGTCGTTGACGTCGGCCAGGGCGCGCGCGTCGCGCTCCGAGTCGAGGAACACCTGCTTCGCGGTGTTGCCGAAGGCCACCAACTGCTCCGGCGTCAACTTGGCGAGCGCCTGGTCCCAGGCCGCGCCCACCTGCTCGGCCGAAGCCGCGGCGTCCGTCCGCAGCTCGTTGAGCGCGAGCCCCAGCTCCCGGATGCCGAGGAAGTTCTCGGGGCTGAACTTCGCGACCAGCTTCCCGAGCGCGTCCGCCGTGGAGTTGCTGTCGGCGCGCAGCCGGCGGAACTCCGCGACCATGTCGCGCACCGCCTCCGGCAGGGACTGCAGCCGCTCGATCTGCTTTGCCGTGAGCCCGAGATCGGTGTTCAGCAGCGCGACTTCGCCCTTGAGCGCCTTGATCTCCTTCCTCGCCCGCTCCTGGGCAGCAGCCGTCTTGAGCCCGAGCGCCTCCTGCGCGATGGCGGCACGCAGGTTCTCGTACTGATAGGCGATGGCGCTCTGGAGCGTCTGGCGGTAGTTGTCCCGCTCCTCGGCCGACAGCACCGCGATCTGCTCGGCAGACTTGCGGCGGACGTTCGCGTACTCGGCCAACTCACCGGCCGCCGCATTGGCCTCGTCGGCCATCGCGCGCCAACTGTCCCGGGCGTCTGCCGCGGCGATCTCGGCGGCGTACACCTGCTCGGTGTACCGCGCGAACATCTCGGCCGTCGAGGTCACCGCGCTGAACAGGCCGATCAGCACGCCGACCCCGCCCGCAAATCGGGCTGTCGTGGCGGCCGCGGTAAGAGCAGCTTGCCCGAAAGCCTTCACGCTACTCGTTGCCACCTGCGCTGCCGTCCCGCCTGCAGCCAGCTCGATGCCGACAGCCTTGATCGCGGGCACCATCTTGAACGCCCAGGAGCTGTTGAATACTGCGCCCGCGGCGGCCGCCGCAACGGCGAAAGCGCCCATGTTGTCCGCGACCACGTCGAGCGCCGCCGCGGTCCGGTCGGTGTACCCCACAGACTTGTCGAGGTCCGCCAGGAACTCGGCCCACGAGTTGCCGACACGGTTCAGCGAGCGACCGACGGTGTCCGGCAACTGCCCGAACGCGTCGTCGATGTACTTCCCGCCGCGCTGGATGGCGCGAAACACCCGCTCCGACGTGAGCTCTCCCGCCTCGGCCATCTCACGCAGCTTGCCGGTGGTGACACCGAGCCCGTCGGCGATCAGCGCGGCCACGCCCGACGCCTGCTCGAGGACGGAGTTCAAATTCTCGCCGCGCAGCGTCCCAAAACTGAACGCCTGGCCCAACTGAATGAGCGCGGCCTCCGCGCTGGCTCCGGACTCGCCGGAAGCGGCCAGGGCTTTTGCGAGAATGCCCGTGACCTCGGACACCTCGGCCTGCGAGACCCCGAGCACCTTGGTGGTCCGGGCAAGGCGGGCATACAGCTCGCCAACCGACTGCAACGGCTGACCGGTCTCCTGCGCGATGGCGGACACCGCGGCCATCGCCTGCGCCGCGCCTTCGGCCGATCCGGTGGCGATCTTCATACGCGCCGCGAGGGAGCGCATGGCGTCGTGGGTTTCAAGGATGCCCTTGACGGTAAAGGCGGTCGCGAGCGTTGCCACCGCTGCGCGCAGCTTGCCGTCCATGCCGCCGAGCGCCGAGGACGCGGTCTTCGCCTCGTCGCCCAGTTGCTTGACGCTGGCCGCTGCCCTGTCGGCGCTCGCGCTGACCGCGCCAGCCGCCCGCGTGCCCGCCGGGCCCATCCCGGCGAGCTTCGCCCTCGCCTTGTCGGCCCAGCTCGAGAGCTGGTCCTTGACGACCTGGATGATGACGCCGAGCGAGAGATCCAAGGTGTCAGGCCCCGCAGTCAGAGTGCGCCGTCCCTGGCGCTATCGGAGATGAGAGAAGGTCAGGCCATGCTGGCCTTGTAGTACTTGGAGATGCCAGCGCCGGTCTTGGTGGTGTCGGCCTGCAGCTTGCCTTCCACCTCGAGCGCGGCGAAATCGTCGCCGATGAGGCTCAAGGTCTTCGCGGCTCCGATCTTCACCTGGTACAGGTCGACGATCACGGCCTTGCCGGAGTCAGCCTCGTTGAGACCTTCGAACGTCATGTCGAGGGTCACAGATGCGCTCGTGAGTGCTTCCACCACGTCATAACCGGCGTAGGTGTAGTCAACCTTGACGTCAGACCCCTCCGCGCCAGTGAATCCGGACAGGATGAAGATGCCAGCCGGCCTGACCTCATAGTCGGTGCCGGCCGCGTAGGTCACGGTCGCGCCCGTGTTCGTGACCGTTACGGCCGTCGGGTTCGGGTGCGCCAGCCGAATCAACCCACCCTTGTACGCGACGTGCGTCTCGTCGGTGATCGAGCCGCCAGTCACTGCCGACTTCGTGCCGAAAACGACGCGGGCGAAGTTCGTCGGGTTGAGATCGTGCCACGTCATGTTGGCGGCGATGTTCTTGATGCGGCTCACCGACGAATAGACGCCGCCACCCGGCTGCGTGTAGTCCTGCTGCTCCTTGGTTTCCTCTTCGACGCCGAGCTCCAGCTTGGAGATGTTGCCGATCTCCTCCTTCGCGGCCGACGCGCCGACCACCTTCGCGTAGATCTTGCCGGCCCCGATGTATGCCTTCTTCACGAATGCCATGTCAGTTACCTCACGAGTGCGACGATGGATGCCGCATCACGCGGCGATAGGTGGCGACCCTCAGCGGACTTCACTGCGGGCCACTCTTGCGAGACTGAGGATCTGGTCGAGCAGCTCCGCGACGTGGGTTGGCGCCGACGACCTGTTGTCTGCTGCCAGCAGCGCCACCGTGAACAGGCGACGCATCCAGCCGCGTCCGAACTGCGCCCACTGACGAAGGCCCACGTAGAGCATCGCCCGCTCGATCAGGTACCGAACGATCAGCTCGTCCTCGCCGACGTCATCGAGCATGTTGCGAAGCGCCGCGATGGTCATGGGGCCGATGATTCCATCGGCATTGGTCTGCGCGATCTTCTGGAGCAGCCGAACGGCCTGGCCGTTTCCGTGATTCACGGCGGCGTCGAACACGACCCCAGCGAGCCGTGACGCGACGTCATAGATTCGCGCTGCCGTCGGAGTCCAGTAGTCCGCCCGGTAAATCTCCCGCGCCTGGTCCGGCGACAGGTTGGCGATGTCGAGGTCCGGGTGGGCGCGCTTGCTGATCCCGTACTTGGTCTCCCCACCCGGGTCTGCCGGGTGGTTGACGTACCCGCCCTCCAGCTTGAGGATCAGGTCGATGGCGTCATCGCGCGTCATGGCTTGCTCCCCCCGATCGCCAGGAGGTCGCTCTTATGCCGCGAGCCCGCGCTCGAGCCGAAGTAGTAAGAGATCACGCCGGCCCAGGCCGTGCCGAGCGATCCGAGCATGACGAGCAGGGCCTCGCCGCCATTCGGGGGAATCCCGTCAGCCAGTAACCAGATCAGAACCCCGAAGAACCCCAGGGTGACGCCTCCGGCCAGCAGCCGCGGAGTCATAAGGTCGCCGGTCTGTATCTCGCGCCTGCGCGCCGAGTCGCGGTCCTCGTTGGCCAAGCGCTCGATGTCCACGCCGAGCGCCGCTATGTCCTTTTTGAACTGGAGATCCGCCGTCTTGAGCGCGATGAGCTGGTCCGGGGTCGCGGACTGCACCGCCATCGCGAGGGCTTCCTCGCTCGCGTCCGTCGTGCCGGGGCCGAGCAGCGCGTCAGCGATGACCCTGGTGGCCATCCCGGCGAGCGGAGTCCCGAGCGCCGTTGCCAGCGCAGGAGCAACCGTACGAACGACGACCTTCCAGTCTGGCATCTCCATCAAAGGCCTCCCGCGTGGAGCTTCTGGAGGAACTGCAAGGCGATGACGATGGCGGATGCGCCCAAGCCGATACCGATGATCCAAGCCTTCAGGCCTGCCAGCCGCTCGGCGCACAGCGCCTGCGCGTCCGCCACCTTGCTGACCTTGCGGCTGATCTCGTCGTCCTTCTCGTGATCAATGTCGTCGTGAGTGCGGAACGTCTCGATGATCTCGGCGTGGTTCCGATCGACGCCAGCGAGGACGTCGGACTTCACGCTGTCGACACGGTCGCGCAGACTTTCGAGGCTCTGCCTCAGCAGTGCCAGCTCCTTCTCGTGCCCTTCCAGGCGCCCCTCGATCTTGCTCATCCGCTCCCGGATGGGCGCGACGTGCTCGTGGATGTGGATCTGAACGTCCTTCGATTCCATCTGAACCAGCTCCGTCACGATGCGATCACCCGTCCACGGGTCGAAAAGTGCTCCGCCCACAGCAGGAGCTGGTCGTCGTAGCCGACGGGATCTGCGCCCTCGAAGATCAGCGGCGTCTTGCCGCTCTCTGGGCGCCAACCGACGAGCGCCTGCCGGACCGCATTCACCAGCGGGCGCAGGTCATCGGCGGCCGCTTCACCGCGGGCGTCGGCGACGTTGCGCACGGCCAGCACTACCGTCAGCCGCTCCCGGATCACCTGGCGCGCCACGTTCGGCTCCTCCGCGCCATCGGGCCGTTCGGCGCCCGGCATGAGGTAGGCCGCCGGCAGCGCCGTGAGCGCGCTCTGCAAGCTTTCGAGGGCGGCGATTCCAGCCACCCGGGACAGCGCAGGGACTTCTGTCGAAAGCCGCGTCACGATGTTCGCCAGATCGAGCACGGGTCACCCCATGCCAGCCAGCACCGCGTCGGAGAAGACGCGCGAGGAGGTCCCGACCGCGATGCCCCCCACGACGGCTCCGGATGTCGAAGTGGTCGGCACCGCGCCAGGAATGACCGCCTTGCCGGCCGCCACATCCTTGAGCCACGCCACCGCGTCCTCGTACCGGCGCCGCACAACTTCGGTGGCGCGGTCGTCGTAGAGCCGATACCGGGCGATGTCGCAGGCCCGAAAGACCAGTTCGTTCGGCGCTACCGCAGGCAGAACCAGCACCGCCGAAAGGCGCCCGTCGATCTCCGCCGCCGCGTCGGCAATCGCGCCGTCCACGACCTCGGTATCGACTTCGCCATCGCGGTCCCGGTCGGCGAGCTGGATGATCTCCGTCTCGCCGAACCGGTCGATCAAGTCCTGTTGGGTGCAGTAGCCCATGGTGAGCCGGGCGGGGCGACCCGCCCGGTAGCCTCATCAGTTGCTGGAGTACACCCGCACGCAAACGGCCGGCCGCATGCACAGCGGCAGGACGTTGGACTGCGTGTGGACCTTGTAGCCCCGGTCGAACTCGGCCGGCTGGACCTTGGCGTAGTACACCTGACCCAGGCTGCCGACCGTCTCGTTGAAGTCCGCGGGGCCGGCGAACGTCGAGAACGACTGCACCGTCCCGAGCGGGAAGGCGTGGCCGTCGTTGGCTGCGATGAAGCGCGCGGTATTGCCCGCCGTGTCGGTGGACTGCCCGCGGTACTCCTCGAAGGTGATGCCCGCGAAGGTGAAGCCGGAGCGCAGGTCGCCGCCCAGTCGCTGCGCGGCCTCGGCGTAGTTGGCGTAGGCCGCCTCGACCTTTGCGTGGGTGATGAGCTTGTCGTAGAACTCGGCGCTCACCAGGCAGCGAACGCCGTTCATTACCTCGCCGAGCAGGTTGTCCTCGATGTGGCGCACCACCTCGCGGCACTTGTCCGACACCTTGGTGGTGCTGGTGCCGAGCACGAAGTCCACGGTCTTCTGGACGATGCCGAACTCGGTGTACAGGTTGTAGATCGTCGAGCCGTCCGCGTCGAGGATCGTGCCCTTGAGCGCGCCCATGCGCAGATACTCCAGGGTGATGTCGTGCTTGGCCCGCGCCGTCTCGAGCTTGTCGTTCAGCAGCGCCGCCATGGCCTGCTGGCCGTTGCCGCCGAAGGCGCGCACGCCCTGCACTTCCTGCGGGCTGACGTACTCGTCGTACACCAGCTTGGGGACGCGGAAGGTGCGGACCTTGCGCTTGCCGACCTTGCCGACGATGCCCGGGCCGCCGTACTGCTCGGTCGGGATCAGCGCGAGCGAGCCGTTCTTCTCCTCGACCGCGATGTCGCGCTGCATGACGCCGCGCACCGGCATCAGGTTCAGCTCCTGGAGCCGGCCATAGCGGTTGGGGACGATGTTGATGGCCGCCGAGACTTCGGACAGCGTGAAGGCATTGATGAGAGTCAGGTCCATGGCTCGGCTCCTCAGATGGCGTCGCGGGCGACGATGCCCAGCGCCAGGAAATCGACGTAGGCCGCGTCTTTCTCGGCCTGCGTGGTGACGCCTGCGCCCCACACGAGGTGGTCGCGGCTGACAACGGCGGGGCCACGGGCGAGGATGACGCCCTTGGCGTCACCGCCGCTGGCGTCGCAGTCGAACAGCAGGATGCCGGCGGCCGCCTGCGAGCCGTCCACCGCGTCGTTGTCGTAGGCGGTGTACTTGCCAGACGCCGTGATCTTGCCGACGACGGTGCCGACAGTGAGGTTCTGGCCGCTGACGACGGTCACCGTCTCGCGGCAGTGGAGCGGATCGAACTCCCTCTTGAGGACATCGCCGATCCGGTTGGCTTCGGTATAGGAAGGCATGAGTGGACTCCTCCGTTAGGCCGCGCGCCGCTTGGCTTCGGCGATGAGCAGGGACTCGCCGCCCGCCTGGCCGAGGGCCACGCTCTGGCGAGAGAACAGGGCCGGATCGTGCTGCGGGCGCGGGGCGCGCAGGTCGGCGGCGTAGGCTGCGAAGGCAGCGTCGGTCATCGACAGGTACGGCGCGAGCGCGTCGTCCGTCTCGGGCATGTCCTTGCCGACCTCGGCGAACAGCGCGGTCAGCGCCGTCTTGCGGGCCATCTCGGCCTGCGCCTTCATCTGGGTCTTGAGGTCGCCGATCTCG